GATCACCCTTCTCTTCACCAGGGCTATCATGTCCAGGCCGATCACGAGCATATCTCTTGCTCTGGTCCGGATCAGGTCCTCACGAACCCGACCGATACGCATCCTCATCTCTTCAGGAGAAATCATGGCTTGCTTTTTATGATTACTCTGTTTCTACCACTTAACGTAACTGGTAATCGTTCAATAGGAACAGCCTTTCCAGTAATTTTACTATCTATCACTTTGAGCGCATGGGCAGTAGCAGATTCTTCAGATTGAAACCAAAGTTGATAGCAATAAGAGCAAAAAGAGATTCTTCTCGACCCGTATTTACCGTGAACACTATACGAGAACATTTTACCGGACTTTACGACTTGGTACTCTACACCATTACTAAAACCCATATTTACTACATCTTTTACCATAGGACTTCAATTTTGGCTCTTCAGGAGAAATCATAAGACATAAAGGTATTTCTTAATATCTTACACTTCCAATTTCACGGTGTCGTTGTCTGTCTTCTCACAAAACATTGAGTTTTATGGCAGAAAACACTCCCTTACCAAAGGGGCTTCATGACTTCTACCGTGCGGACAAATTTACTGACGCGGCCTTTTGGTTTATGGCGGCGCTCATTCACAAAGGGGGCATGTCGCAGTATCAAGCAGCGAATGCCTTCAGGGATTTCATGCAGATAGATGAAGACACCGCACCGACCAGAAGCATCATGACGAAGTACATAAGGCACAAAGTCCTATATCACGAGGTGATAAGGACGGAGAAAAAAGAAATTGAAAATGCGTTATTCAGAAGAGATAGCAAAAAGAATAGTAGAACTAACCGCAAGCGGTGAGCACACTGTCGTAGAGATATGCGGCATTGTAGGTATTGACAGGCGCTCATATTATCGCTGGAAGAATATCTCTCATCCTGATTTTGGCGAAGCAATCAAAGAAGCTGAGGCTGACAAATACTCCGCTCGTCTCGCTATGGCAGAGAGGGGACAGAAGAAACTCTTAGAAGGATATGAGTCTATCGAGACGATGACTGAGACTGACAAAGACGGGCAGGTTGTCTCTCAACGTGTGACAAAGAAATGGGTGCCTCCTCATTCGACACTCATCATCCATGCTCTTAAATCACTGGACCCTCGCTACAATGTACCGGAGCGCTTCGACCATACCACGGGAGGAGAGAAGCTGCAGCCGCAAACGCCTGCCGTCTACATAAATGTGAAAGGATCTAAAAGTATGGCCGAGGCAGATGCTTCAGAAAATTGACATAGACCTCTCTGGTCCTCAGTTCGACATCTACCGCTCACAGAAGGAGAGGAACCTTTTTCATGCAGGCCAGGGCGGCGGGAAAACCTTCGGAATTGGGCTCATCTCCTGGATGCTCGTGAACATATGCCCTGAAGCTCTTGGGATGATAGCGGCAAACACATACGGGCAGCTATCAGACAGCACCCTTCTCGAATGTACGAACGTATGGAAGGGTTTCGGCTGGACAGAATATACAAAGACTAATCCGGATGGATTCTATGTGATAGACGTCAATCCTCCTATGTCATTCGTCCAGCATGGGCACGTCTTTAAGACGAACAAAAACAAAATCTTCTTTCGCAACGGAGCGGTGGTGATGCTTGCGTCTCTCGATAACTATAAGACCATCGAAGGCCGGACAATCTCATGGGCACTTCTGGATGAGACATCCGATACAAAAGAGGTAGCTGTTAAAGAGACAATCACAGGACGTTTGCGCGGGTCCGGTATCCACATCAATGAAGGTGCTGACAAGCTGCGGGTGCCGTGGGTGCCAGAGAGTCGTCCGCATGCAGGACGGCAAGCCAATCCACTGTACATCTTCACCAAGCCAGCGAAGGAGCAGTGGCTTACAGAGATGTTCGACCTGGAGGAATTCAGGCATGAGATACAAGAGTCGATCATGTCAGAGACTGACTACTTCTTCAAAGAGTTCGAGAATAAGTGTGTGGTGATCTGCTCTGCTTATCACAACATCCCTCACATCAGCAGAGACTATATCGAGACAAGAAAAAGGGAGCTCTCTAAAGACCAGGTGGACCTCCTCATTTATGGATCACCCTTCGGCAAGTCCGGAGCAGAGTACTATTCTAATTTCGACAGGAGAATTCATGTCGGCAAATTCAATGCCGTGGACGGGCTACCGATACATTTTACCCTAGACTTCAACGTCAATCCGTACATGCCTGCAAACGTCTGGCAGTTGATACCCGGGACTGATGGGAGGATAAAAGTGAGATGTGTGAGGGAGTATGCGATGACGACCCCAAAAAACACTATCGAGTACACATGCCAGACTTTTCGGGCAGACTTTGGGCATATGTGTAGTGTAGGGCTGTTCTACTACGGTGATGCTACCGGCAAGGCTACTCTGCCAATTGGAGAGGCAAGAGACTATTATAAGATCGTGGAGAAGGAGCTAAAAACACTCATCTATCCTTCCTCTCGCAGACTCCTCAAACAGAACCCACGGCACCGGGCTCTCGGTCATGGCACTCTTGGCAGAAGGGAGTTCATGAACGCATTACTGTCGGGAGCATATGGTGTAGACGTAGAGGTCGATGAGTCCTGCAAGCACACCATTGCAGACTTCGAGTTTGTGAAAGAGGATGCCAACGGCGCCAAGCTGAAGAAAATAGAGGACATCAACGGAGTGAAGTGTCAGAAGTATGGACACATGAGCGATGCAGCCGACGCGCTGCTATGTTGGAATTTCGGAACGTATTCAAAAGAAAATTCAAATGAAAAAGTACAGCAATCAAGAGCTGCGTGAGATACTGGAGAAAGTCATCAGCAAAAATCTCAAGCATAAGCACTATGACCGCACCGTCAAGCTTGCGAAGCATTACAAACGCATCATGACCGGCGAAGATCAGGGTGAGCTTGTGCTGTCATATAAGCCAAGAGAGACAGATGCACAGAAAGAGCAGCGATGCTCCATCACAAATACCCGGACGCCATACGTCGCTAACAAAGTGGTGAGTGTGTACAAGAAGGTGCCTCGTGCTGACAACATAGTGGACAACATCTACTATATGAATGAAGATCGCGAGGAGGCAGTGCAAGAGATCAGAGATCGCTTCGTGAACTTCAACAACGGAGAGAGCCTGAAGGACTATTTGACAGAAGCCTTCGAGCATTATACATTCCACGATCCTAATGCATGGCTGATCACTGAGTTTCGGAAAGATGTGACAGGAAAGGATAAGCCGTATACGTATCCAGTCGAGGTCACCAGTGAGCAAGCGATATATTTTGAGTACTGGCACAACGAATTGCAGTACCTCATTGTCAACCAGGGATGTGACGTATTTGAGAAAGACGCCATGAAGGGACCGAAAGGTCGTCCTGACGACCCGGTGACGAAAGCGCTGGACAAATACTATCAAGGTATCGTTAGAAAGGGGGACAAATTCTTACTCTATGCTGCAGATTACGCTATTGAGTACACGGAGATAGCAGTGACAGGAAAGGCCATTATGGAGGATGCTATTTATGAGGATGCCGAGATCGTCGTACTGAAAGTCAATGGTAACGACAAGAGATTTGCGGCGAGATTCTTTGATACTATGTCAAAGGTCTGTCCATGTAAGAGGTTCGGATACATCAGAGATCCTATGACAGCACGGCAGACGTTCATTTCTCCTATGTGGTCTGCTGATTACATCTTCCGTGACCTCATCAATACAAAGAGTGAGTTCGACCTGGCAAAAGCATTGCACGGATTTTTGCAGAAGATACAGTACGCTCCCATGTGCGACTATGAGACTGGGTTCGAGCAGAACAAAGACAGGTGCATGGGAGGCAAGCTGAACCTATCCGGAAAGAACTGTCCTTCATGCGGTGGATTAGGTCTGAAGATTCACAAGACGACACAAGATATCATCCTGGTGAAGTGGCCCGATGGAAAAGAGGAGCATATCCCTCTGAAACAGGCCGTGCATTACGTCGAGGTGCCAAAGCACATGATACAAATGTGGGATGAACAGGTCGACAAGCTGGAGAAGGCTGTCAGCTTCGCCATCTTCAATACAAACCTCTTCGACCGGACTGAGGTGATGATCACCGCGACAGAGAAGAGAGCAAATTTGGAGAGCGCAAATGACGTGATCAATGACTATGCATCACAGCTGGCTGCATTCTATCAGTTCGTGACACTACTTACAGCGATACACACCCAGAATGACTCTGACGATTTGATCATTGAGTACAAATTCCCTTCAGACTTCAAGCTGGCCTCTATCAATGACCTTCTGATCGACAGAGGACTTGCTTTGAATTCGGGAGCGCCATATATGCAGATCCAGGCTATTGACATGCAGATCATTTCTAAGCAGTCACAGGACAATCCGGACAATATCGAGTGGTTCAAGGTGCGCGAGAAATTCAGGCCTTTCCGTGAGAAGAGCAAAGAGGAGAAGATGTTCATATTGGCAGAGCTGGCTCCTGATGATCCGAAGAAAGTGCTGTATATCAACTTTGAAGAGATAATGGACAGGATCGAGGAAGAGCATAGCGAATCGCCTTTCTATCTGATGGAGTACAAGACGCAAAGGGATATTGTGAGTAAGATGATAGACGAGTTCACGCCTGAGCCGGTGGCTCCTGTGACTCCAGCAGTACAAGCATTCAGACAAAACGGAGTGCCTGATGCCGTCACTGAATAAGCATACAAAGGCACGTCTCAAGTACATCGACGACAAAGAGACTGAGCTAGTCGGGGGTGTAAAAAAGCTCCAGTCCAGGTTATGGGATAAGATAGAGGGACTGATTGCAAAACTGAGGACAGAGGACGGCAAGGTGAGTAATACGGCATCAAACTATTCTCTACTCGGACAGATCAGGCGCATCGAGAAAGAGATACATGACGGCCCGAAAAAAGAGATCATTGCCAATCTCCTGGATAATCTGCTCGGACAGGAGAAGCTCGTGAAAAAGTATTTCAACGAGGTGCTGGAGCTCAACCGCCCTGCTGTAGAGACGAAAGTCCACAAATCCCTACTCAATCGCATTGGCTATGATGGAGACGGCTTTGTCAAATCCGGAGCTCTTTATGATCTGTGGAACGACGACACGGAGATCAGATCGATACGAGCACAAACGGTGAAAGCGATTGCAGGCGGTCAGTCATTTTCACAATTTCAGACGCAGATGAGGACGCTCATCATAGGAGATGGAGAGAAGCCCGGCATTAGTGAGTCAGTCTTCCGCACAGTCACGATGGACATGTATGCACAGAATGACCGGGCTCTCACTAAGCACTATGCTGATGAGCTCGGTCTTGACAAGTTCATATTTCAGGGAGGGTTGATGAATAACACGCGAGATTTTTGCAGGCAGAGGAATAACGGAATCTTTACGAGGAAGGAAATTGAAGCATGGAGTAAGTTATCATGGGAAGGTAAGTCTAAAGTCTATGATCCTTTTTTAGATGTCGGAGGATACCGGTGCAAACATTGCCTTGACCCAGTAAGTGATGAGTTGGCAGCAGAAATCGAGAGAGAATAGCAAATTGTAAGAGAGAATTAACATAAAACAGGGTCATACGAATATAAATATCCGCATGACCCTTCGTATCTTGTAAGCGTCTAAACAAACAAGAATCATGCAAGATACTAAATGGCGCGACTCGCCAGAGTTCTCCGGTTTTATTGTGTCCAATGAGGGGCACATTGCAAAACTGATAAAGCCACAACCCAATATTAAGGGGTATTTCAGAGTATTCATAAGGAAAGTAAGGAACGACGAAAGAAGGCAGATCAGATATTTGCATCGGCTCGTTGCTCAATCATGGGTTGCAAATCCATTTAATAAAGGAACAGTCAATCATAAAAATATGATTGTTCAAGATAACCGTCCGTCTAATTTGGAATGGATGACGAGTACAGAGAATGGTCAGCATCGGCATAGGTGCGGATTAAAACGAAGAGTAAAATCAGAGGTAACGATTGAAACAAATAATGAAGCATGGAAGGCGCTACCAGAATTTAACAACTATATCATATCTGATCATGGCAGAATAGCGAAGATATTATATCAGTTTCCAAACAATAAGGGGTATTTGAGAGTGGCGATTCAAAAAGACTTTATAAGGGTAACAATATATGTGCATAGGATTGTTGCGCAAGCATGGATAGATAATCCATATAACCTTAAAACAGTAAATCACAAGGATTACAATAAGCAGAACAATGCGGTTTCCAATCTGGAGTGGATGTCTCATGCAGACAACTGTAGCAATGGCGCCAAGAGTCCTAATATGCCTCCTCCTTATTATAGAAAGGGAATTGATAGTTCTAATGCAAAAATTACAGAGCATCAGGCCATTGAAATTCGCACTAGATACGACAGAGGCGAATCCCCTACATTGATATCAATAGATTATCCGATTACGGTTCATACGGTATGCAATATTGGAAAGAGAAAGACATGGAGGCATTTAGCGGTCTCTCGCTCCCTCCCCTAATTTCACGGTGTCGTTGATACTCAGCCTCTCCTCTTCGACATTGCGCACCCATGTCGGTGCATCTTCACGACAAGTTTGAGTTTCACATCACCACGCCTGACGGTAACACCTTCCAGGCCTACCCTCGTAATGACAAAATCCAATTCAAATGGGAGCAGGATGATGACTTCGGCTTCTGGAGGCTGAACCTTGACACAGCCCTCGTTTTCTGCAACGACATCACCAGGTCCATCACCGATTTTGACAGGCTCCTTGTCGTAGAAGAGTCAGATGACCGCTGTCAATTCATCCTCATCGAGATAGTCAGGATTTGCGGTGAAGCATCTACTACTTTTTGGAATGGGCGCATCAGGTGCAATGCCGGAGAGTGGGACAAATCACTGTGCAAGGTAGCTATCAAGGCAGAGCCGGATGACGATTACTCGTGTATGCTGGACAATTGGGAGAAGGAGATAGACTTCTCTGGGCTTGCTACGACGACGCTCACTATTGGATCTTTGCATGACACAGAGACAAGGGTCTGTGAGTGGTCAGAAGGCCCTCCTCATTTAATTGCAAACACCATTGATATACTTAACGCTGGCAGCACAAATGATGAATTCCTTGAGAGCCTACGTGCTGTTATTCTTCTTAATGTCTTGATTCAGTGTTCTGACCTACTCGATGGGGGGTCTGGCGCATGGACGCTCCTTAGTGCTTCTTACACCGCTGCATTTTTTACGACCAGTGGCCAGATCATAGGGAATGCACACATTAC